CCGAGTCAGTACGCCAAAGACGATAAAATCGCTATTTGACAAGTTTATCAGTCAGTCAGTAAAAAAAGGAACAGTCCAAAAGAAAATGGCAGACAGAGGAAAACTAAGATTTACCACCTCTACGCTTACGCGGGGGCCCCCGACGTGGGCCGAAAGGGGGAGGTGAAGATTTTGAAAGCTGTTTGTGCAAACGAGTAGCCATAGCAACATGCTTTTCAAGAATCTTAACAGGAGGAACAACACACTGAGCCGCTAAATGGCCAGTCATCGTACACTTCGAACAAACAGGACGAGGTTGTGACTTGGATTTGACCTGTGAAGGTGGAACCACCTTTTGCGGCGCTGCGCTTCGCGCAGGTTGACGGGGTGGTCGAGTGACAGCACTCGCAGGTAAACGGCCTTGCAGGAAGAGCAATTGGCGTCCACAATTATGTACACGGGTTTTATCGCCACGAAAATTGGGATTGACATCAGGGCCAGGGTTTTTGGCCTCACCAATACGCTCAACCTTAGGTTTAAATTGTGTTCTTGTAAGAATTTTGGCAGCAGCAGAAAGAGTAGGCCAACCAGAACTAGAAACAGATTTGAAATCAGAAGCAGACACCTGAACAGTATCAGAAGGTGTGCTAGGAGAAGTTTTCGTTTCAACAGCACAATGCATCTCATCGATCTCATCTTGGGTGAGCATTGCGACTCTAAGTCCAGAGAGATCACTCTTAAAAGGATCAGACTCATCAGCAAAAGAGAGATGCTTGTTGTGAACGACAGGAGAAGATACACCATTGCAACGCTGGCAAGGACACTGCGTATTAGTTTTTTCATCATAATCCTTAATGCGATGACGCTCATGCAGGGTAGCGTCGGCGTCAATAGTGCCATCAGGATGTTTGACAAACATAGGGTCAGAGGTTGTAAGAGTAGGTGCAACGGCGGCCATGGTGACATTGTAAATGCGAATGCTAATCATAGTGGGATCAACAACAGTGGTAGCAGTAAGAAATTTCAATTGAAGAAAAGCATTGGGATTCATATTGACAGGAATTCTAGTGATAAACTCAGCAGTTGCACGAGTGCCAGCACCGGCAGCAGCAGCATCAGCGATATTATCCCAAGAATGATTAACAGTTGTATCTGGCAGAGCACTAGAAATAGAAAGACCAAGACCAGTGTAGGTAGTGACATCAGCATATATAGTACCAGTAACACCAATGCTACCATCACCAGCAGCAAAACCAGTACCAGTGGCAGAAATGGACCATCGCCAATACTGCTCGCAAGAAGCGTAGGAAGCAAAAGTATCACCAGACAAAAGATTGAATTGTTGTAAAGGATAAAAACGGGTGCCACCGGTGGCAACCTCAACATAGGGTTGCATTTGAAGACCTGAATCCCAAATTTGATCCGGGCGCTTACCACCAAGCCAATCAGTAGCAGTTGTGGTAGTTGAAGCATTACAGAAATAACCACAATTAGGGACGGTAGAAATACCAGTTGCAATACGAAAACGAACAGACCAGCTAAGGTACAAATTACCGACAGACACAGCATTAAAATCAAGAGACTCATTAGCACACAAAATGACAGCTCTGCCAAAGTATCTCATATGAGGGTCAGTTGTTGCAGCATCAGCGTTACACCACAACCAACCACCATTAACGGTGTCATAAACATTGTCAACAGACCATGGTTCAAAGGCTTTTGCAAGAATAGCACCTTTCTGATTCATAGCGTTTTGAAGAGCAACAGAGGTACTACTAAGAGGTTGAGGGTCATCGGTAACATCAGGATCAATATAAGCAGCAATAGAAGGAACAGTAACGGAGACACCTCCAGTAGTAGTAGGGGCAGGAGAAGTAGAAGAATCACATTGTAGCACAAATTCCTCAATTTTGAATTGTTCATACATAGCAGCAAAGCGGGTGACACGCGACAAAACACCACCAAACAAAACACCGAGGGGTTGGTTATAAAGAATGGTACCAGTGGTCCATATCGCACTAAGAGACTGAGGTGTGGGTATAGGGCCAACATAGTCAACGCCAGAGACAATGACACCATCAGCAGTATGCTGAACCTTAACAGGAACACCATAACGACAACCAGACATGGGTTGAGCGTTTGAGCCAGGGCCAAATTTAGGACCAGGATTGGCGGCTTCACCAATACGCTCAACAGGTTTTGTATAGTCATTGCTAGGTCCTCCACCCCAATGACTTTCAGTGTCAGGGAGATACATGCTACCGCGGCCACCGGGTTGGTCAACGACCATCCCACCATGACTTGGACGGTCAGGCTCGGCTGCATGAGGCTCTTGTGACTGCTTGTATTCATCAATGCTATGAAAAATGGAACCAGAATCATGTGATGTGAAAGAATCAAGTTCCTGATTGAGACGGCGAAGTTCAGTGCGCTGCTTACGCTTGAGAACAAGAGATCGGGCTGTAGAAGAAGCCCAAGGACCATCATCAAAACCACGAGGAACCCAAGAATCAATTGCATTGATATCACGAAGAATGGATTCTCTATCGCGTGGACCCTCACCATGATAGCCAATGGTAGAATCAAATTTCCAAGGATAGTCAGGAGTAACGATAGATCGATCACGACCGGCCATGAAAGTAAAGCCAACAGCGGCTAATTGAGCTTTAAAAGTTGAGAGTGGAGTTGACGAAAGTGTCGATAATAATTTCTCAACCTTATTAAGCCAAATGCGGTCAGCCAACTCATGTGGCATACGGCCATAGTCATAATCATGCTCTTTGAAAGTTTCATCAAGAGCATCAACAGCAGGAACATCAAAATTGGGGTTTTGACCATAACGTCCACCGCCATAGCCAGGACCACCCCAGTTGCCGTGGTAATAAAACTTCAATTTCCGTGGATCAAAATAATCAGACCAAGGGCCAGGATTAGATGCCTCGCCAAAACGATTGGCAGGCAGTTTAGGGCCACCAGGAGGATTAGTGGAAACACGTTTATCCATGACTTGACGCTTAGTAATACGCTGGTGCTGAACACCGGCCAAATGTTGCTCAACCGCAAGAGCACCAGACATATCAGCATAACACGTCTTACATATGTATTGACCAGTTAGGCCCTCCAAGGCCTCAATACAAGCGGGGAAATTCTTTTTAGCCTCCACAGGCATAGGATCAGGATCAACAAGCATTTTGTTGAAATTACCTTGAAGCTTCGGGACAACCAGGGTGTACATAGCAAACCCACAAGTATGACAATAGGATGAAAGTGAAGTATCAGTACCACAGGAAGGACAAAACATAAGAAGAAAGTTTTTAAAGGGGAATTATTTTTACGCTAGCAACCCCTCTTCAAAAACAAGTGAAAAAGTCAATTGAAACAAATCAAAATATGGTCGAGTAGAAGAACATTCACGACCCAACCACAAATGCATAAGTTCAGAATCAGTCAAGAAACAAGAAAGAACACCGCGCGCTGTCATGCCAACAGTATGATCAACATGCTCGGGATCATAAGAGCGAAGTTGCTTGGAAGTTATGTCCATGAGCTCAGAAATATCAACCATAAGATCTGAATTCCAAAAACAAACATTACGCAGACCGCACAAACGTGCATAACGATGAATGGGCGTGCTAACGTTATGCAACATTGATCCACGAATTTTCTGTGTATTCGGGACAGGAACATACATACCAGAATAAAGTTTGGTGGACATATTAAGAAATTTCAAATCTTTAGCAAGTAATGGATTAGGATATTCATTAACAAGCTCAAGGCCAAGCTGACGGCTCTTAAACAAAATGGCATCAGGTGTGAGAACACGTGCAAACTCTTTAGACATGGTGAGAGTGTTATCATCACCATACATTGCAGCACGTATATGCGTAGAGAACATTTCATACGTCAACTCAAGCCCAGCTTCCTCAAAAAGTTCTATAGAAACCATAGCAAACAGAAGATACAAACACAAAGTATTATCAACAACGGTGTTGGCAGAGCCAGAAGGATTGCCGCCGCGTTTTTGAAAAATGAAACCACCAGGCAAAACACAACGACCATGAATAATATCATCATAAATGCGGTCAAGATAAGGAGCAGCCCAGGAAGAACCGGTGGCAAGGCAACGTTTTCGAAAATCGCAAACTTTACGCAACAAACGCTGGAATAGGGAAGAATCATATTGCCTGCCATCAAGTTCAATACCATCGTCATAAAACATCAAATAACGTAGAAGATCATCCCAACCGCGATTAAACATAGTCATACCAACACGGCTCCAAGTTTTGGAATTAGACGCATAAAACCGCTCATTGAAATCAGCACAAAGACGCTGCATAATGTATGTGAAGTGCTTAGGGGAGGCAGTAAACGAGCGAATTTTGTACTGGTCGAGCTTTGCATTAGAGCGAATCTCAAATTTGGGCGAAATATTCCAAATGGGATACAAATCTCGACCACGAAGAAAAGCCTCCCACCACAAGGGTAACTCTTGATCAAAAGCTTCCAAGAACTCAGCGCTGGTGAACAAAGAAAGATTCCAGGGATAACCTGGTGAAGAAGTGAGATCCCATGTGCTAACAGCCTGTTTGTGGGACCATATAACACAAGAATGACAATAAGGCTCAAATTCAAGACACAAAAAAGAGAAAGCCTTGTCGATAGTAGAGTCAGAGATAATAGGGTCAGGTTTATCATATTTAGAAAAATCCTTCCATAGAGAATACAAAGTAGGTTGTGCCTGGCGATAATGGTTATAATCATCGAAATTGCGACCGGTTTCACCAATCCAATTAAGGACGGTCGTGTCGCAATCATCAACATCTTTTTTCCGCATCATCGGCTTAAAAGTTCTACCAACCAAAGAAATATAATTAGTATACAAGCTACAACTTTCCTCCCAGGTCTTTTCACGCTCAAAAACTGCACTGAACCCGCGAACAAAGTGGGCATATGAACAATCATCGAAAGTAAAACTGGGAATGTAAGGTTTATAGAAGGCCTCTACTGACTTGCCATCTGGTGCGGGCCGGGACCAGTAGGCTTCGGGTTTAAAGCTAAGAAATTCAGCTTCTTCGCGCGGTTAACTTCAGAACCCTTCACAGTAGTGCGACCCAGATGCATACCGACGACATGATTCGTAGCATCGTCAATAACAGGGCAACCAGACCAGCCTTCAACAGTACCAGACTTGAAGTAAAGCATATCATCATCTTCACCACGAAGCAAACACAAAGTGGTGTCGAAATTGCCAAGTTGCTTAGGCGGAGCATCACAAGCCGCATAGCAATCATTGTTAGCCCTAAATTCCTTGGAATCGAACCAACAATAAGAGTGGCAATCGCCAGCTTTGGTATTGACGCGGTAAACGTGTGGTTTCAGATTAGCATAATCGGGAGCAGTGAGGCTGCGATAAAGCTTCTTTCCATCGCCACGAACAACCTCCAACGCGCGGAGCACCGCAAAATCTTTATCCTCTGAACGATCAATGACGGCATCAGTGAAATCAACCTCATAATTGCCATCCGGAGTGCACACGTAAACTGGGAGATTGATATCAGGAACACAATGAGCACAGGTGAGCAACTTATCGCCAACAATAAAACACGATCCAACAGATCCACCATTACGTATACGATATGAAAGTCGAGACTTCTCAGTGTAAGGATAATTGGGCAGCAATCTGGCCTCAGGTAACACATACTTTTCAAGCTCAGCAGAGGCTTTATCCGCAACAACAGAGTCAACAAAATCAACAGAAAAATCTTTAGCTCTACGGCTCTCAGAAACACACAAAGGGGTGGTGTAATCAACGTGGCCATTAGCATCAAGAAATTTCTTTCCAAGATGAGAAGGATAATATTTACTCATGATGGAAAAGAAGCGACTGCCGGACGTAGCTTGTTGCAAATACTGAGTGCAATCAAGAGATTTTCTGCAATAACGACAGGTAAAAACGCAAGTGTGGGATAAAAGCTCGCCAGGCGACATGGATCGATTACAAAAATCACATTTGCTCCTCACAGGTCTAGGTCTATGTTTCTCACAATTGCCATTCGTGCAGGCAACACAAGGAGCATAAGCTTCAGCCACAGAAGAAGATGCAGGGAGGGCAGCAACAAGTGAGGTGATAGCGGGGCGTTTGAGAATAATGGGTTCGGTTTCCCGAGGTTCCTTGGTGGAGGGCTTCACCAAAGGCACGCGATCACGAGCTTCATGTCGGCCACGCCAAGACTTGCGTTTGCCACCAATAGAACGCAACTGGTCGTCAATCTCATCAAGCTCTTGCTGGCCTGTGGCATCTTCAGCATCACCGCCACCACCAGACAAATCCTCAAGAATGGCGTCGCGCTTAGCAAGAAGAGCAACATACTTGGAGCTATCCTCCTCTTCAACGCGATCATCTTCGACAGGATCGTCCTGCTCATAATCGTCAGGATTGATGCGACTAGGGCGATCATACTCAAATTCATGCTCACCGCCACGATAATTAGGCAGCTCAACAACAAGATCGCGCAACTGCAAACCCTTGAGTCTGCTATCAAATGGACCAAGATCGGAACCGTCATTGCTCAACTGGCGTGACAAGAGCATCTTCTGCATCTTATCCATGATACGCCATTGGTCACCCGTGGCCTTATGCAAAGAGACTCCAGGGTATAAAGCGTTCATGAGAGCATTACGATCAAAATTAGCAGGAATGACTTTAAGGACATCGCCATCCTTACGCTCACCATTATTAATGTACAAAGAGCGAGCAGTGGCTTCAAAGCTATCCTTGTCAGCAAGAACACCGTCG